TTGTACACTTACAAAGTCTTGCGCTACGATTTGAGCGAATACTTTTCTTACAAGTGGTAAAGCAACACCAGCCCACTGCTCACCTGCACCAGCTGTAAAGCCAGCACCTGTTCCAGAAGCACCTGTGTTGTTTGCTTCAGCTACGATTTGTTTTGCTTGGTTTTCAAGTACCATTGCCATGTTGTTTTTGGCTTTTTCGTCTTGAATTCCTTCCAACAAACCAGAAGCTGACCACTTATCAGCCAAACGCGCTGCGTCTGCCTGTAGGCTCTTAAAATTGTTAGAGCTTTCTAATAATTGGTTTAATTCCATGATTTAATTTTTTTTGGATAATGTTATTTAATAATTCCAGCTAATTTTTGCATTCTCTGAACTGCAGAGGAAACTTCGCTAATCACTTCTGGCTTACTTGCTGTAGTTCCAGTTGCTTTGCTTGCTCTTCCTTTGTGTTCTTTGATAGTAGTCTCTTTTTTAATAACTACATTTTCGTTAACTGTTTCAAATACTAACTTAACTTCTTTAACTGTTTCAGCTTTATCGAAAGCAGCAATAATGTTTACTTTTTGTGCTTCGTTTAAGTTGTTAGCTTTGAAAATTTTGTTTACATAAAGTAACTTAGAGTTTAGTAAATTAACTTCGTTAAGTTCACTTCTCAAAGTTTCGATAGTTTCTAAAGCGCTTTTAAGTTCTTCTTTAGTTTCTTCATTAACAGGAGCTTCAATTGCAACTTCTTCCATTGCATCTTCTTCTTTCTTACCTTCTTCCATTTCTTCTTCGCTTTCGCCTTCTGAAATAGCATCAAGTTCTGCTAATAATTCGTCTAAGTCAATCTCTTCGTCACCTTCTTCGCCAGCCATAGGATCGCCCTCGCCTGGTTCTTCTAATTCTGCTCCAGCGTCTAAATCAGCTCCAACTTCAGCTCCCATATCTTCAGCACCTCCGCCCATTTCTTGTGCGATAATGTCTCTGATTAGGTCTTTGAAATCTTCAACTGAAAGATCTGATAGATCTTCGTCGTCTGCTGGCTCATCCTCAGATGCAACTTCTTCTTCTTCAGCCTCGTCTGCAGCTTCTTCTGCATCATCCTCAGCTTCTTCCATTGCTTCTTCTTCACTGTAAGATCCTTCTTCTACTTCTTCTTCGGCTACTTCAGTAGTTACTTCTTCTACATCATCTTCCATTTCGTTTACTACTTCTTCTTCAACAGATGAATCTTCCATCTCTTGTAGTTTAGCAGCTAACATATCTTTTAGATGAGGAGTCAAAGACTCTTCTAAAGCTTCCTTAGCGTTAGCAATAGCGGCTTCTCTTACAGACTTAGCTTCAGCAATAGCTTGCTTGAATAAATCTTTGTTTGCCATTTTTTAAAATAATTGTTTGATTTCTGTAGTTATTGAGAACTACAATAGGAAATTTAAATAAAATCGATACAGTATAAGAGACTGTATATTCTTATATAAATATATACTTTTTCAGAAAACTGAAAATATTTATGCAGATGCTGCAACAGCACCAGCTATCTCTGCTCCGACTACTGCTATATCTCTTCCTTTTAGTGCTGCTTTTACTGCTCCTATAGTAGCGGTTGCTACATTAGCACCTCTAAGAGCTTGCATTGCTCCTATACCTGCTTTGATACCTAATCCTGCTAACATAGCTATAAATAATCCTTTAGCAACTAATTCTCTTTTCTTTTCATCTCTTACGAAAGGCTTAATAAAACCTGAGATAGCTTTAACTATGTTAACTTCATTATTATGTGCCCATTTATGAACTGCATCAGCTTTATCAGCTGCTTTATCTAAACCTAGTTTTTTAAGTCCTTTAGCAGCATACTTACCTAAAACGTCTAGTACTGTATTAGAAGCAAGTGCCCATCCTAATATACCTACTACAGATATAACTTCATTAACTTGTCCTTCTTCTCCTTGTTTACCAAACTCGGCTTCCATAGCTTTTGCTAATTCTTGACCTAATTGAGTTTCGTCGCTTTCTAATATTATGTGTGCTAATTTCATTATGCTCTTAATATATCATTTATAATAGAATCTAAGTTTTGAAATTTAGATACTTTTATTTTACCTTCTGATAATGCTACTGGGTTCATAAATGCACCGTGAGTAGAAGGATTTGAAACAAAATCCCAACATACTAGTTCGAAATCGTCTTGCACTTCTAATGCACCTTCATTTGTTTGCTGTACTGATCCTGTACCTCTAGATGAGATACCGATTGTATGGCCTGCTTTTATGATTTCTTTTACGATGTTTCCGGAAGGAGTATTTAATAACTCTACACGTCCCATAAGGTCGTTTCCTTTCCACCATAAGTCTTTTACTATGTGAGAGGCGTTCTTAAGAGAGACAATAGGAGACTCAGGGTGATCAAGTTCTCCGAATGCATTACCATTCTCTACAAACTCTTTTATGTACTTTGAGCATTCTCTCTCTAAAATAGGCTTACTATATGTACGTCCATTTTGGTTTTTAGATACTGCTCTCTGCATAACCCCTTCGACTTCGTATACACCGGGTCTTTCCTTAGATTCTCTAAGAATTGATTTGAATGGTGTTACGTCTACTAATAATTGTGCCATGTTGTATTATTTTATTGAAAAATATCGTACGCTACTCCTTCGAATACTGAATATGTTAATTTATGTTCAGTTCCTTCTGGGGTATAGTCCCCATAGAATCCGTCTTCATAGGATACTGGGAATTCTCTGTCTGATTCTTCAGATTTATAATCAGCTACTGTTGATAGTCTGTGTTTCTCTAATCGCTTAGCTACTACTGCTGCTGGTTCAGGTTCTCCGATATCTACTTGTCCTCCTCCGAGGCCTGCTGTTCCACCGTCCATTTCAGCTACTATAACATCTTTAGTTATATCGACACCAAATTTTCGAAAAGCTTGCTCAACAGAGTAATCTGCATCTTCCACTACTTCTTCGTTTAATTGTCTACTGTTAGTAGTTAAGTTGTTTTCTGTTAAGAACTTTCTTAGGTTAAAATTGTTCATTGTGTTTGATTATTAAATTATAATGCTCCGTTGATTGTAGGTGCTGAAAATACTGTTTGTTTTTCTTCTTCTCCTAAAGGCCTTTCGCCTGAGTTATGAGCATCGATATCTGCTTGAGATATTACTCTAACTTTAGGTTGATCTAATCCTTTAGTAAACCCTCCTTTAACAGCAGGTCTTAAATCTTTATTGAATGCTTGTTCAATTGCGGGTGCTAGAAAGCCTCCTACTTTTAAACCTTCTTCATTTCTTATATCTCCTAGAGTGTTGTATACCTTTTGTATCTTACTTCTAGTTTTATCGTAATAAGATTCAATATCAGTTACAATATCCTGTAGAGCTATAATAGCTTGTTTCATTCCTTCGTAGCCTCCGTATGTATCAGAGAATTCTGCTAATGCATTAGTTGCAGCTTCATTTATTACTCCTTCTTCTAATACTTTAAATATAATAGCTTTAATATTCTCTTTAACAGCTTCATCTTTACCCATCGCTTTTTTGATAGCTTTGTCTTTAGCTGCCATATAATCATCTTTATCTACATCTCCATCTCCGTCATGATCTTTACCTTTAGCTTCTTCTAGGTTCTCAACCATAAATTGAGTTTCTAAATATTCTAATACGTCTTTTTTAGCAAACTCTATCATTCCAGGTTCTGTCATTGGGCCCATTTTCCATTCTTCCCAAGCTTTAATTAACATATTAACACCTTTGTCAAATAAAGGTCCCATGCTCTCTACATACCCTCCAGTTTCGTAATCGTTTTCAGTAACTACTTTACCTCCTTGAGATTTTCTGCGTCTACCTTCGTTTACTCCATTGTCGTCATCCCAAGGACCTTTCATAATATCAACACCAATGTTGTAATGATCTCCTATGGCGTACATTACCTCTTCAGCTTCTTCTCTTTCTGAAGTATCGTTTTCTTCAGCTCTGTCTTGAATAAGAGCAATAAACTCCTGTAGGCTACCTACTCTTTCGTTGATTACTTCTTCAACATCTGCTAAACCTTCATCATCGTCTAAATCTGCTGTCATATCAGTATTAACTGGATCTGAACCTTCAAGTTGTTTTCTAACTTTAGAAACACCTTCGTTGAAACTACTTAAAGTCTTTTTAATAGCCGCTCTGAATTTCTTTAAGTTATCTAATACTTCTGCTTTATTACCTTCTTTAGCAGCATCGATTGCATAAGATAGATGACTACCTTCTGTGTGGTAATTAACATCTTCGAATGAATCAAATAATGCTTGCATTTTATCTATCGGTGTGTTTAATCTAACTTTTAATCCTGCTTTGAGCATTCCTTCGTAATCAAAATCACTAGAAAACATTTGACCAAGCTTGTATAACTTGTCAATTGATTTCATATCTGTATCTTTACCGTATTTAGCAATTCTAGCCATTTCATCATCAGACATAGCTTCTTTAACAAACTTAGCTTTAGCAGCATCAAAATCTCCTTTATGGAGACTATCAACTACTTTTCTACCTAAAGTTTCTAATTGATCTGCATCTAGTGAATGAGGCTTATTAAATCCTTTTAAGTACCCTTGGCCTATTGCTCCATAATCTGCTGGGTCAATAACATCTTCTGCAGACTTAGCAACTTTTTCTTGCATATAATCAGCTCCTGATTCGTAATTTACTGATAAAAACTCTTGAAAGTTATCCATTACGGCTTGCATGCCTTCATCAGAACCATCTGCTTGTTCTTCCCATTCTGGGTGAGTTTTATAAAAGTCGTTAATGATTTCATCATCAATTAAACTCTTACCGGTTTTAGGATTAGCATAATATTTTTTAATATAATCAGCTACTGAATCTGCTTGATCATATTCGTTTACTGGTTTAGTATGATTTTCTTTTAAATCAGCTTTCTTAAGTCCATTATGAACATCTACTTCATTACCTTTTTTAGGCTCAACCATTTGGTCGTGTTTATCTACCTTAGAAGATTCTCCTGCTATTAAGTTAATATAGTGATTAGCATCTTTCTGTAAATTAGCAATTACTTTAATTCTAGCTTTCATGTAATCTTCTTTAGATACATTCCCAGTAGAGTCTATACCCTGTGCTTCCAGTTCTGCATCAATTCCTCTTTCAACTACATTTATAGGAAATTGATCTGCTAATACATCAATATCTTTCTTAACTTCTTTCTTTTCAAAAATAAGACTCTTTTGTTTAAGAATAGATACGGAATCTTTATACCCGTTCCATTGAGTGATGAATTGCGGATATGCTTGTCTCATTTGACGGACAAATTCTGCTTCTTGAAGTTTACCTTCTAATACCGCATGATATTTTTGTGTTGCTGTTTTCATAAGTAGTCAACTAATTTAGTATTTGATGGTCGTTTAGGACGACTAACCTTTTTATATCCTAACTTCTTTAATGCATTTTTAGCTCTATTACCTTTACCAAAAGCAAAGGGTGTAGCATAATTCATTCCCTGTCCAGGAGTAAATGTAGCTGACCCTCCGGTAACGTTAGCTTCGTCTAACTCAGTCATTACTTCTTTAACTAATGATGTAAGCTCTGATCTTTTCATTACAGAGTTTTTAATTCATTAACTAAATCGTAAAATTGCATTAAATTAACCAAGTGGGTGTCGCCAATTTTTTCAGTCTTTTTTACAGGATTGATTGCTTTGGCTACTTCCTCTAATTTTATTTTTATTACTTCATCTGTTACTTTAGATGAAAGCTCATTTACCTGAATTCTCAATTTAGTCAATTCTTCATTAACTATAGTGTGTAAACGTTTTTTTGAATTAACTGAGGTGATAAATTCTTTAAGTATGTTTTTCTGTTCTGGCAGTAAATCTTTATATGTACTGTTAAACTTCTCTAATAAAATTTTAAACGTTAGTAGTTTAAGATCTTTATCATATTTAGAATACTCTTCGATTAACGTATCTTTAACGTCATTTGTATCTTGAGTTTTATCTGTTAGGTGTTCTAAAATAGTAACTTTATTGTCTACTAAGTACTTAGGGTCAACTAGCTCTTCATTATTTTGAGCCTCTAATAAACAGTACATAGCAGCTAGTGCTTTGTAGTCTCTAACTTGGATACTAAAAAACTCATCTACATCATAGTGTTTTTTAATTTCTGATATTAGTTTGTATTTTTGACTTTTGAGAGCATCTTGATTTAGTTTTCTAGATACTTCAGTAATAGTTGAAACTATTGCTTCTGCTCTTCTCTGTGTTACTCCTTTAGACTTTGTTACTAAGTCGTATAGTTTATATTCTTTTGCAAGCGAAGTTTTACTTGCATAGAATTCTTTGAGAATACCGACAGCCGGCGATTCTGCTCCAGAGAGAGTATCAGCCGCAATCTGCTTAACTAACAATTCAAATATTAGTCCAGTATTTCTATACTTAGAATGCTTTATTTTCATCTTATACGTTTACTATATATAAATATGCACTACTTACCTAAATCCTTTATTTGATCTTCGTTTAATAGTCCCTCGTTGTCCTCACTCGTATCTTTAGTAAAAACAATTTTCTTTAAAAGATCTTCGTTTTTAGCTAAAATAGTCTTTGCTACTGTGTTTTCATTGACATTATCGGCATCGCTAGGAAAACCACCTTTCATACCATGTTGACCTAAAGGATCACGTCCTCCTAGTCCTGCTGTAGTACCGTATACAGAAGCTTTTTCTTTTGGTCTTCCGCCTTCTGGGCCTGGCTGTCCCCATTCGCTATACCCTGCTGGTAGATTAGCTTGTTCTCCACCTTTTGGTGTAGCTGTTGCTCTTCTACCGTACATAGAGGCTAAGTCGTGTGGTGTACCGTAAGTTACTCCAGATGAAGCTGGGTCGTTACCTTCTGCTTCTATCTGTGCTCTTCTAAATTTACGTTTTTCATCTTCTACCATTAGATCTCTCATTTCCATATAAGCATCTTCTGATAAGTCAAATATATTTTCGTAAATATAATCTGTAGAGAATAATTTAGAATCCTTCATTTGAGTAGCTAAATCTACTTTTTCTTTAAGTAGTGCAACTTTCTCTTGTTCAAATATAATAGAAGGAGTAGTTAACTTGATTTCAAAGTTAGTAAGTGATTCACCTGAGAATCCTTGAGTGTATAAGTGAACTAGAGCTATCTTAGTAAGCTCTGATTCCATGATTCTTTGAATACGTTCTACTGTTCTTGCAAATCTAATATCTTCTGCAGCTAAAGTAGCTTTACCACTTAAGTCACCTTCGTAGCCAAAGTATGCTTTAGGTATCTTTAATGCTGCAAATAACTTAGATTGTAAGTATTGAACGTCATTAGTACCATCGTAATCTAATCCTTTGGTAGTTTCTATTTTAGTAGCTGTATCTCCTCCTCGTACAGGTAGATAGAAATCTTCCATCATATTCTGCATATTGAACTTCAAGTTATATTGACCTGTTTCTGGATCAACATAAGGAGTTTTCTTCATTCCATTGATAGTCTTTTGCATAAACTGCTCAACTTCATTTGGAGGAATAGAACCTACATTAATATAAAACATTCTCTTTTCTGGTGCTCTCATGATTCTATGAATCAACATTGCATCTTCCATTAAAGAGGTTTGTTTAAATATTTTTCTAGCTGGCTCTAAATAAGATCTACCGTAAGGTAGGTAATGAGTATCAGATATTAATCTGAAGTGAGCCATTTCGTAATTATCAATCGTAATATTATTATTACGTTTTCTTCCTCCAGGCATATAGTTAGAATCAGTAGATGCTGCTATACCGTCAGGATCTAATTCAAATTCTACTTTTTGAGGATTTTCAGGATCGTTACCTTCATGTCTAGCGATGTGGTAAACTGTATAGGGTAAGACGTTATAAACACCGTACTTCTCTGCTATCTCTAGCTTTAAGAAAAAGTCTCCGTATTTAACCATATTTCTAGTCCAAGACCAGAGGTTAAACTCAATATTTAAAACGTCATAAAATAAGTTGTAAAGTACTCTTTGAATATTTTCATCAGAAGATTTAATTCCTAGTACTTCATTTTGATCATTCTTTACTGTTGCTTCATCTGCTATAATATCGAGTGCAGAAGCTATAATTGGATCAGTATCCATTGCCTCGTAATCAGAATATAATTGAATACGTAGAGTCTGATAATTAAGGTTTGGATTAAATATGTTTGCTTTGTTGTAAGTATATAAACGAGTAAACCTATCCATTAAAGAATTGGTTTGATACTTACCTGTCGTCTGTATATTATTTGTGTCTACAACTTTTAGTTGTGTTCCACCCACATTACGTATTACTACGTCGGTAGAAAAAAGTCTTTGTAAACGTCCAAATAGCGATTTATCTGCCATTAATGTGTATTTTTATATAAATAGTCTATTTTAATAACCACGAAATATCTTCTGTGGTTCGTCCATTATCTATAATATAAGGATTATTTTGCGGACTTCCAACTGATTTTATTATAGCTTTATTCTTAGCATTTAGATTAGTAAATGAAGATAATTGAGCTCTAGCTAGGTCCATCCCTTGTTGTCTTAATCTTAATGCAGTATCTCTAACATATAGAGCAGTTGCTGCAGAGATAAGTAAATCATCATTATAATTAGTTTGTGCTTGAGGTTTTCCGTTTTTCCATACAAATACTCTCATCTCTCCTAAAAGCCTTTTAGACTGTATAGTAACGCCTCTTTCTCTAATATACTCAATCATCTTAGCAATTACTAAAGGTCTTGTTCTTACGGACATAGTAAAGCCTGGGACTAATTTATCTCTTTCATACTTGCTCATATAAGACTCTACAGTTTCCATTTGAGATGTAGAACTATAGTATAAATTACTATATTGACGTTCCATCACCTGTTCTATTGTAGCCCATCCTATATTTGCGTTTTCTATTACTAACAATGCTTGATTGTATTCTGTCGCTATTCCTACTAAGACATTTCCGTAATCCTTAGGAGATAATTTACCTTTATATTCTGCTACTTGAGTACAAGTTTCTACGTCAAATACGTGAAATGCAGAATAATCCGCAGAGTCTCCTCTAGCAACATCTGCTACTACCATATATGATTTTGTGTAGTCAACTCCTTCCCATATCCATAAATTACCATCTACACCTCTTCTCTCTAAAGGATCTTTTAAGTATGTTTGTTCATAAAACATCATGTCGTCTGGTTCAAATACTGTATCACCAGAAGCTAAGAAATCGCAATCACATTCCTGTCCTGCCATTCTAGGACCTAAATCTGAGTCTTGTTTTTCTCGCCATTCTTGGTCCCTTTCAGGATGTACTGTCCATGGTAATCTTATAGGTAAAAATGAATTCTCACCACTTTCTGCTTTATCCCAAGTCTGATGAAACCAGTTACCAATTCCGTTAGGAGTTGATAATGCCATACACTGTCCACCTGTTGCTAAGGTTTGTTGTGCTGCTGTAAACGTTTCTTGAATGTTATCAATAAAGGCTGCTTCATCGATAAGCAGTAGTGATACTGCCTCTGACCTTGCGGCATCGGCGTTAGAAGATTTAGCTGTAATTTTCGATCCATTCTTTAGTCTAAGTGATAATTTATTTTTCTCTACTGCTGGTAATCTTAACCATTTAGGTAGTTGATCATACATAAACATAGTCTTAGATACTAAGTTTCTTGCAGTAGCTTGAGTTGTTGCTAGAGCAAGTACGTTCTTATCCTTATGAAACAACATAAGCCACAGAGAGTAACCTGCAGCTAAAGTGGATATACCTAACTGTCTTGACTTGAGAGTAATTAGATATTGATGATCTCTAAATAAATGTAATACTTTATCCTGAAATGGATATAAATTAAATAATATACGTCCTCTTGTAGGATGCTGTATATAGCAATACTTCCTCATGAAGTAGGCCGGATCTTTAGCACACTTAAAGTACTCTTGTGCTATTATTTTTTTTATATCTTTTGCCATAACTATCCTATATTGGATTTATTTTTTCTATTTCTAAAGTGCCTTGAGTATTACCATTGTTCCTTGCACTTATCTGGACGAAGTGTGGTTTACCTCGTTTTAGTATGTGAAATAATATTCTTACTCCTCCGTAACTATCTGTATCTAATATCTTAATATCTTTATAATCCCCTTCTTTATTGTAGAGAACTATATTAGTACCTTGAGGGTATGATTCTACTGTAGCATTAGTTCCTGATGAGTTACCAATTATTTTAAAAAAACCAGGGTTAACATCAGTTAAAGACATTGCAAAGCCTGCTAATGCAACTACTGCGTCAGCTATTTTACCCGGTGGAAACTTCTTAAATAGGAATTCAATAGCTTTCAAAGCCGCATATTTTCCTCTAAGTTGATCTATATCAAAATCTTCTAAACTTATACTTTCTAAGCTGTACGACACATTATCTGCAGATCCAACTAAAGAGCTTATTTTACTCCTTAATGGTACGATTGCTTCTTTAAACTGATCTACATCGTACCCTTTTTCATCATTAGTTAAATTATAATCTGATCTAACTTTAGAGTATTTAGCAAGAAGACCTTTTGCTTTTCCACCTTGTGCTTTTTGCTGTTTTAAAGAAACTGCTACTAAAGAAGCTTCTTCACCTGCTACGTTTGTAGTACCTCCCCATTCTTGCACAAAGAAATTATTAATTATTTCAATATTGTCTGCAGAATTAATATCGGGTATACCTTTTAATTGTACGTATAAATCTCCGGGGCACCATTTGTCTTTATCATATCCGGTAAGTTGTTTGGCCTTACTTCTTATCTCATCAAATTTTCCTGAACGTATAAGTTTAGCTTTAGGGTATTTTTCCTTAATAGCAAGAGCACTAGATAGAGGTTGGTTAACAAAGTTTACATGCGAGTTTTTAGGTTCAAGCGCTGATAAGTATGAAACAATTTTTTTGGTGCTAGTTGAATCTTCTCCAGGAATTTCTGCTGGCATTGTACTTATTAAACGTTCTGCTCTTTCTGAAATGTTTTCTACTGTAAATGGTGAAGTAATATCACTAACATAGAATAAAGAAACTAAACCTTCTTTTACATCTGTATCTGCACTATCTTCTGCTGCTGTTCCTTTTACTATAATCGAATAATCATTTCCCCTAAACGTGAGTAATGATTGCCCTACTGAAGAACTCGATGATCTGGCTTTAGTGTAAGAGGTTATGTCTTCTTCTTGGTTAGCTAGTTTTTCTAATTCTGTAAATACCTCTCCTCTAAGTGTGCTTGAACTTGCTCCTCTAGATGGAATTTCAGAAAATTTTAAAACAATCTTAGATGTACCTGCAGTAGCTTCTATATCACCGTATCTGTTTATTTTACTCTTAATAAGGTTTACTAGATCTTTAT